GCTGGACCGACAGTGCCAACCCGCTGCGCCGGACCACGCGCAGCAGCACGGACCGCGGGCACATCCACATCAGCGGCCGCAGCGACGTCGATGACGACGCACGCGCGGACGGTTACGACCCGATCCGGCGCATGCTCGGGCTGGACACCAACGAAGGCGAGGACACCATGGGAAAGCCCGTACTGGTCAGGGGATTCGAGCCGGACCCGGAGCAGATCTGGTATGCGGACGGCACGTTCCGCCGGCCCGTGCCGGCCTCCTGGGTCTATGTCACGGACCAGAAGACCAAAGCCGTGACGGTCGCTGGCCCCATCACCAATGAGCAGATCCACCAGGCCGGCATTCTGGGTGAACTGGGCTGGGATGGCGAGGTTTTCGAGTCCGGCGGGGACCCGGACGTCTGGGGCATCGACGTGCGCACCCTCCAGGGCGGCGGCACGGTGGTCGTCGGCGCCGGAGAGCTGCGCGCCGCCGTTCGTGTCGAGCTCGACCGCACGAAGCTCGCCCCGCAGGAGTAGCGAGGATGCCCCCCGAACTGCTGTCCGTGGGCGGCCCGCTGGCTGCTCTGGTCGCCGCGATCGGGGGGCTCTTCCTGGCGCTGAAGTCCGGCGCGCTGGTGCCGGGCGCCTGGGTCGATCGCATGGTGGCGCAGTATGAGGCGCAGCTCCTGCGCGAGCGGGAGCAGGCGGACAGCTGGCGCGCCGCGCACGACCTCCAGGCACGGGCGAACGACACGCTCAGCGAGACGGCGCGGCTGACGGCGGACCAGAACGCCCGGCTGGCCACGGGCCAGGAACTGACGGAACGGCTGATCGAGTCCCTACGGCAGAGGGTGACATGATCATGTGGCTGAGCAGGTGGCGCCACGTTGAGCCCTCACCCCCTCCGCGAGAGAGGACAGCCGAAGAGGTCACCGTAGACTTGGCCGTCCGGATCGCGCAGGCACGCGCGACAGAGGCCGGCAGGATGCTGGATCAGGCGCGCGCGCGGGAACCGGTGGTGCGCGCGCGCGTGCGTAGCGCACGCGCGCAGCTGGCTCGTAACGGCCTGGGCGAACTCTTCGATCAGGCGTTGGGCATGGGCGGGGGAGGGGCCGGATGATGGACCTAATCAACCTGCTGCGGAACACGGGGCTGAGCGGGTGGATCGCCTTCGCGGTGATCTACCACTTCGGGACCGGCGGCGCCTGGCGGCGCAGCAGGGTGGGCCCCTGGATCATGGGTCTCTGCCTGGTCCCCCTGCTGACCCTGCTGGTCGGGGTGATCACGGCGTGGCTGGGCAACGCGCATCCGGTAGCCCTGACCGCGCGGCTCTTCCTGATGTGCATCATCAACGTCATGCCGCTCTGGCTGGCCGTGCTCTTCGTGCGGCGGCAGCGCGAAATCGGAGGCATCCAAAATGAAGATCAACCTAAGCAAGTACACGAAGGCGATAGCGGCGGCGGTGAGCGCCGGGTTCGGCCTGTACCAGCTGGCAACCACGGCGAGCAGCGCGGCGGGTGACGGTGTGACGGCGGGCGAATGGCGGAACATCGCGGTGGTGACCATCGTGACGGGCGTGCTCGTCTGGGCCGTGCCGAACAGCCCCGCCCCACCTGCGTCCTGAGCGCCGGCGCGGTACGCTCGCCACTATGACTGACGCGACCCACGAACCGCAGGAACAGCCGGACGAGCTCACCGAGGCCTCCGAGGCCATCGAGCCGGAGGACGACGGCGCCGCGCCGCTCTCCCCCGACGAGGACCCGGTCACCGCTCGCAATCCCGACCCGGCCGCCATGTCGGAGCAGGAGCGCAACGCCCGCCACGCCGAGCAGTACGGACTCTGATCCGCGCACCCGCATGCGAAGAGGGCCCCAGCGCGATGCTGGGGCCCTCTTCCGTGGTGCCTACTTGAACGGCGGCGCGCCCTCCAGCACCTGGCGGCGCTGCTCCGGCTGGAGGCTGCGCCACATGGTTGCGTCCCAGCCGGTCGGCGCCTCCGGGATCTCCTCCACGGGAGCGGTGGGGGCCAGCTTCGCGGCCTCCGCCGCCTGCCACTCCGCGAACTTCCGCTGCGCCGCCTGCTCCGGCGTCTCGACCGGCGCCGCGGCGGCCGCCTGCGCCTTCTTCCAGGCCAGGAATTCCGGGTCCGCAGCCGCCGCGGCAACCTGAACCTGAGCGTTCTGCACGTGCGCGGGGGCGCCCGTGGTGATGACGGCGCCGATCTTCACGGGTTCCGGGTTCACGAAGGTGCCCTTCAGCACGGTCGTGTAGAGCTGCGCGGCGGCCGCGCGCATCGGGTCCGCCTCGTCCAGCATGACCAGGTTGTACGGTGCGTTGCGCTTCGGGTCGTTGCTGCGGCCCTGGACGATTCGGCCCAGGACCACGCCCTTGCCGGTCTGGTCGCGGACCGCTCCGACGATGTTGGTGTTGCTGATGTACATCCCCTGCGTCAGGTACGGCGCGTTGACCGCGAGCAGGTTGGGCCGGCCGCGGGTGGGGTTGCCGCCGAACTCCAGGTGGCCGCCGTCCAGGATCAGGACGTCCGCCGTGATGCGCTCCTGGAAGGTGCCGGGGTCGACACCGGGGACGCGCTCCTCGTAGCGGGTCGGCTTGATCACGACGACCCGGCCGACCAGGTCGCGGACGGCGGGCCGGGTGCCACCGATCGCGGACGGGTCGGCGAAGGCGGCCATGACCTCGCCGGCGGCGGGGGACTGTGCGGGTGCGGTCATGCTGTGCTCACTTCCGGTGGGTTGGGTTGGATCATGTTGGGTTTGGTGGCGAGTCGAGGGGTGCGGCCGCGTGGCGCTGTGGCTCTCCGTCCCTGGCGCCTTCCGGGTAGATCACCGTGCGCGGTACGCCGCGCCCCTCTTCTCGTCGCCACCGTTCGCGTATGTCCGCCTGTTGCCATCGGCCAGCGCGGCTACGCTCACGGGTCCGGCAACCGCCTGCGGCCTGGTGTAGACGTCGACGGTGCCTCGCGTGCCCCGACCTGGATTTGAAACCAGGAACCCTCGCGCAGTTGGGCGAGTGCTCTATCCGTTGAGCTATCTGGGCCTGTCACGTGCGGCGGCGGGCTGTGAACCTGCCGCCGCACGGAGTCTATCGGTCGCGCCCGGTCCAGCCGTCCGGGCTGGCGTTGTCCCGGCCACCGACGCTGAATCCATCGTGGTTGTGCTCCAGCTCCCGCAGGCGCTCGCGCGCCAGCTCTTCACTGATCGCCTTCTGCCCCGCCTCGCGATCGCGCTTCGGCAGTCCGTCTTCAGTGGTGCCCTTCGTCGCCATGCTCTGATCCTAGTGGGGCGTCACTAACCCTGTCAAGACGTCGGGTCGCGGTGCTGCACACCCAGGCTTCACCGCAGGTCTGGCAGGCGTACTTGCCGGACGGCGTGCGGCGCCCGCTGGGGCCGGTCACCACGAAGTGCTCCAGGCCATCGTCCGCGAAGTCAGGCGCTGGCGGGGTGGGCGGACCCCAGACGATCGCGTCCGTCTTGATCGTGAGGGTCAGCGTGGACGGTGGCCGCAGCTCCTCCACCAGGGACCAGCCGATCAGCTTCCTGACCGGCACACCGTCCAGCCAGACCCTGACCCCGTGGCCCTCCAACCGCTCGATGTGCACCACGTGCCCGACGTCACCCACGGGTCAGCGCCGCAGGGCAGGCGTGCTTCAGGGAGCAGCCACCGCAGCGACTCCAGTCCGGCGCCGGGGTGAAGATGCCGCCCGCCTTCTTGGCCGCCTGCCCGTGCACCCGGACCACGATTTCGTCCCAGGGGTGCAGCTCCAGCAGGTTCACCGGTTCGCTGTACTTCCCGGTACGGGCGTCCCAGAACCGCCCGTAGACCTGCTCCACGTCCTGCTCCAGGCGCAGGTACCACGCGTATCCGCCCAGTTGGTAGGTGCCCTTCGGTGCGTAGGCGCCGGACTTCAGGTCGTCTATGACCAGCGAGCCGGGCGGGAGTCCGAAACTCTCGCCGTCCCACACCTGGTCGATCACGACTTTGTATGCAACACCCTCGACGTCCAGCACGCCTTCCAGCTCAACCATCGGCGCGCCGTCCAGCGCGCTCGCGATCGCCCGGCCCATGTCCTCCAGCCGCGGCTCCAGGTAGCGCCTGAGCATCTCCTCACCCTCAACCTGCCACCAGGTCCAGCCCTCGCTTTGGCCCCTTCCGCCCGCCTTCCAGTGCGCCGGCGGCACGGCGGGGGTCTCGAGAACCTGGGCAGTGAGGGCCTCCGCGAAGTGCTTGGCCCAGATGGCACCGAACCCACCGGCGATCTCGATGCGCGCCTTCGCGTACACGGCATCGCCCGGCGCCTTCGCCACCTGCGTCTCGAACCACTCCACCGCAGCGTGCAGCGCCGTACCACCCACGTTCGCCCAATGCGGCCGCCCCACCACGTCCGGCTCCAGGCGCTGCAGCCGGTACTGCATGCCGCACTCATCCAGCGTGCCGCCCTGGCTGAAGCTCAGGTGCTCCGGCGGCTCCAGCGTGGGTGCCTTCCGGACGTCCGCCCAGGACAGCACGCGACCGGGCATCGGGGGCGCGGCGCCGGGCAGTGGCTTGGGGTCGGCGAACATCGCGGCGGCAGCCTCTCGCTGGTCAGGAGTGTTCACGCGGGGGGTGACGAAGGCCTCGCTCTGGGCCTCCGTGAGCTGGAGCACGGCGGCCGCCACGCCCGAGACTGGCCCGTCCTCGCGGTGGTTGCGGATCGGCGGCATGACGTTCGTCTCGCCGGACAGCCAGGCCTCCAGCTCTCCGTCCCGGCGCACCGCCGCCGTGCCCGCCGGGTCGGCGAACTGAAACGCGGTCACCTCCACGACCGGGAAGGGGTCGGAGACCATGCTGCCGTCCGGCCCCTCGTGCAGCCTGACACCCCCCGCGGACCGCTCCGCCACGAGCGCCTTCAGCCCGGTCAGGTCGCGCTCGTGGTGCCCCGTGCACTCGCGCCGCAGCGGGCCACGCTCCAGGGGGTTGCCGCCGGGCGGGAGGGGCAGCTCCCAGAAGTGCGGGCCGTGGTCCTCCGTCTTGCGGCACCACTCGGCAGGTACTGACGGACCGCCGCGCGAGACCTGTGGCAGCACCTCGCCCGTACCGTCCAGGGTGATCTTCTCCACCGCGTCGGCGAGCAGGCTCAGGCTCGACGCGGTGGCGCGCAGCGCGGTCGCCTCCGCACCCTTGCCGCGCGCCCCGCTGTCCATGACGAGGTCGGCCTGCTGTCGGAAGTCCCCCACCAGGAAGCGCAAGCCCGCGACGAGCCCCTCCCGCGTGGTCGTGAAGTTCTGCTGCGTCGCCACCAGCGCGTCAATCAGATCGAGCAGTTGGCGCGGCCGTGCCGCCCTCAGCTTCTCGATCGCTTCCAGGGTTCCCTTGTCCGCCATTACGCCTGCCCGTCCTAGATGTCCCATTCGGATGCCGGCACGATGCGGCCGACGCTGTCTGATTCGGTGTACTCCGTGACCATCGGGGCGATGTGCCCGGCTACCGGTCGGTAGTCCAGCAGGTCGCGAACGTCGTCCAGCGTGCCGGTGATCCGCTCGTCCTGGTCGACCAGGCTGCCGCCGGGCTTGCGTTCGGTGTACTGGACTCGATAGCTGGTCATGCGTTTATGATAGTGGCGCGCCACTAAGTCTGTCAAGCCGCGGCCAGCACCAGCGCCTCCACGAGCGCTGCCTCACGCATCGTGTATCCGCCCGTGCTCTCCAGGATCATCGAGCGGTACTCGTGCAGCGCCATCGAGCCCTGACGGAAGCGCTCCAGCTCCTCCGTCACGGTGCGCGCGCCCTCCGGCGGCTCCTCGCCGATCAGGACCCGGAAGCTCGCGCGCTGCCCGTCCGGCAGCCGCGGGCTGGATTCGATGCGGGAGAGCTGGTGGTCGTAGTCACGCAGGCGGCCGGCCAGCCACTCGTCCACGTCGTCCAGCGGGAGCCGTCCCGCTGTGGCGGCCGCCGCCTCCGCGATCGGGGACCACTCCTCCGTGGCGCCGACGTGCACCGGGTCCACCACGGGCCGGAGCAGTTCTGCCGCATACCAGTACGGGGCCCCGTTGCTGCTGATCATCGGCACCATGCCGGACTCCGGCGGGCCGGCCGCCGCCTGCCAGACGATCTCCCCCGGCTCGATGCGCACCGGGAGCGTCCCGACCATGCCACCGGGCAGCAGGCCGACGATGCGCCACGGCGCCCGCCAGGCCTTGAGGCCCAGCTCCAGCAGCACCCAGGCCAGCAGGGCGTAGCACCACGTAGCAGCGAAAACGGTCACGGCTCCAGCACCTCCATCGTCGCGCCGGGGAACGCCACCATCAGCGCCACCACGGCATCGCTCATCTCCGGCTCGACCATCGTCACACGGGCCCAGGCGTCCAGCGGATAGACCTTCTTGACCGCGGGCGTGACGGTCAGCAGCGCGCCGCCCGCGCCCACGATCTGCGCGTAGTCCGGCACCAGGCACCAGTACTCCTCCCGCAGCTGCGCCACTACGCGATCAGCCCCAGGCGGCGGCACTCCAGCAGCACCTGCGCGCGCGCGCCCGCGGCCCCGGTCCGGCTCCACTCGGCAGCCAGCGCGCCCAGCGTGCGGTGCTGCAGCTCGCCGCTCGCGTTCAGCGCGGTGCCCATCCGGCGGTCCAGGTCCGGCGAGTCGGCCAGCAGGTCGCAGAACACCGCCTCCACCGCGGCCACCCGCTCCGTCACGCGCACCGGGGTGGGGGCCAGCCGTGCCGGCGCCGTCCCCGCGGGCAGCTGGACGAAGAGCGCGATCATCACGCCGAGCATGATCACCATGACGCCCACCAGCGCGGCGCCGATTCGTCGTTGGTCCCCGACCCTCATGAACGTCCATCTTATTGACGCGCCACTAAGTCGTCAAGTAGTGTTGACCTCGGAAGTTACATGATCGAGAGGACTAGATAGCGATGGCAGGCAAGAAGGAGCTGTACGCGCAGCTCATCGTCATGCAGTCCGTGGAGTACACGGGAGAGGTGCGCGCTTGGGCGACGAAGATGGGCGGCCAGTCCGGCACCATCTCCCGTCTGCTCCGGGACGCGCTCAACCGTTCGTGGCCGGTCGTCCGGGCGGAGCTGATCTCCACGTACGGTCCGCTCACCGCGGGGGAACACTGGGGCGGGATGCTCGCCAGCGTGCCGGCCGCAGAGCGCGAGGTCTGGGCGAAGGTCAATCCGATGCCGAAGGGCGCCGCCGCCCGCAGGCCGATGGCTGCTGTTCAGTCCGTCGCGGCCTGAGGTGCACAATGAGAGACCCCCGCGGTCGTTCCCCGCGGGGGCTCACGAGTCGAACGGGCAGGACGACCTATGACGGATGATAGCGTTACCGGCTACCTCGCACGAGGCTGGTCCATCGTCGCCCTTCACGGTGTCGTGGGGGGCGTCTGCACATGCGACCTCGGGCAGGCCTGCAAGAACGCCGGAAAGCACCCGCTCTACCGCAACTGGCAGAAGGTCCCGATCAACGACCTCGGGGTCTGGAACGCCATTTCCGGCTGGCGCCTCGCTCGCGGTCTGCCCACCAACGTGGGCCTCGCCACCGGCCGCCCCAGCGGCGTGTTCGCGCTCGACGTGGACCCGAAGAACGGCGGGCTCCTCACGCTCCAGGAGTACGAACGGGCCGGCCGCCTGCTGCCGCCGACCTGGGAGCAGCGCACGGGCGGGAAGGGCCTGCACTGCCTCTTCACGATGCCAGCCGACTTCGAGCCGACCAACGCGACCGGGCGGCTGGGCGCGGGCCTGGACATCCGGGGCACCGGTGGCCAGATTGTGCTGGCCCCCTCGATCACGGACAAGGGTGCCTATGAGGTGACCCGGGATGCGATCCCCTGGGCGGCGCCGCACTGGCTCCTGGACGACATCAGGCCCCTGCCGTATGACCGGCCCGCCGTCGTCGCCCATGATCCGGTCACGCTGGACAGCCGCGCCGCCGCCTACGCGGTAAGGGCCAGGGACGCGGTGCTCCGCGAGCTGGCCCAGGAGTCCAGCTCCCGCAACTCCCGCGCCTTCGTGGTGGCCTGCCGCCTGCACGAGCTCCTCAACGCGGGGTGGTTGGAGTACGACGCGACCTATGATGCCTACCTCGCCGCGGCGGAGCAGGCGTCCGGCAACAAGGTCGACCCGTTCGGCCAGCACGAGGCGGACGGGGTCTGGCGCAACGCGGCGCACCGCACGATGGACAAGGCGGCGGAGCTGCCGCCGGACACCTGGGGCGGTGAGCGCCTGGATTTTCCACAGGGCCCGACGGCAGCGTCCGGCTCATCCCCGCCAGCAACGGATGGATTCGTCTTCGCCGATCCGGCACCCCCGGGTTTGCACCCCTCTATCACTGGCTCGCCGACGTCGCCGATCGGGCTGAACCTCCCGGCTGAGTTCTGGGGCGCCCGGCCCGTGCTGAAGCAGATCCAGCTGGCGGCACACTCCCGCCTGGTCGGGGCGGACGTCGTGCTGCACTCCGTGCTGACCCGGCTGGCCAGCCTCTGGCCGCACCAGCTGAAGATCAACAATGGGATCAAGGACGGCGCGTGCGCCAACCTCTTCAGCGCCACCGTGGGCCCGTCCGGATCGGGCAAGACCTCGGGGATCAGCGTGGCACGCTCCCTGCTGCCGCGGCCCCCGTGGCTGGACCGGCCCGCCTACGCCGACGACCGGCCGTTGGGCACGGGGGAGGGCATCGCGGAGGTCTACATGGGCACGAAGAGCGTGCCCAAGCTGGAGCACGGAGTTCCGCTCCAGGACCTCAAGGGCGCGGTGAAGACGGAGAAGGTGCGCGCCCAGGTCATCCACAACGCCCTCATGCACGCCGACGAGGGGGAGGCTCTGGCCAAGCTGATCGAGCGCTCCGGCTCCACGGTGGGCGAGACGCTGCGCCGGGCCTGGGTGGGCGGCACGATCGGGCAGAGCAACGGGCGGGTGGAGACCACGCGGGTGATCGAGCAGGGGCGCTACTCGCTCGGGATGCTGATCGGGTTCCAGCCGGAGACGGCCCAGCCCCTGCTGGCGGACAGCGCCGCCGGCACCCCTCAGCGCTTCCTGTGGTGCTGGGCATCAGACCCGACCATCCCGGATGAGGATGTGCCCGACCCCGGGGGGCTGCGTGACGTCTGGCCGGCCAGCCAGTCGGACGGCAACGCCTGGATCATCGGGGCCGCGGTGGCGGATCTGCGGCCGGTCACCTTCGATCCGGCCATCATCGCGGAGATCAAGCCTGAGGTGCGTGCGGTGGCGCGCGGGGAGCTCGTGCTCCCGCCTCTGGACTCCCACCGGCCGCTGATGTTGGTGAAGCTCTCCACCCTGCTGGCCCAGCTGGACGGCAGACGGGACGTGACCACCGAGGATTGGCGGCTGGCCAGGATCGTCTGGGACACCTCGCGCCGGGTCCAGGACCACCTGGTCAGTTTCGGGCAGGCGATGGCGGGAAAAGCCGCAGCGGACCGTAGAGCGGCGTACTCCGCCCAGGAGACGGAGGCGACCCTTGCCGTGCTGGAGGCACGCGAGGATCGCGAGCGCCACCAGGTTGAGCGGGTGGCGCTCGCGGTGACCCGGCGCGTGCAGCAGGAGGGCGCCCTCACCGCCGGCGCGATCCGCCGGGTGCTCAATTCCAGGGATCGCTCCCTGGTCGTTGACGCCCTGCTGGTCGCTACGGAGCGGGGTTGGCTCGGGGAGCTGGACGGGACGTTCGTCAAAGGATCGACGCACGTCTAACGCTCGATGTGGACACGCACCCCCGATGTGGACAGATGATCTTGTCCACATCGGGGGTGTCTCTGTTTCTCTGCCCCTACCGGCCTCGCGCGTTATGCGAGTCCTCTCTCACACACATACATACATGTAAATATTCCCTGCTAGGGACATCTTTGTATCGGTAAAGAGGCTACTGCACAGTAGTAAGCGGACTGCCACCCTGCGTCACAGAAAATGTGGACACCCCTGAAGGGCCTTGTCCACATGTCCTCGTTGTCCACATCAAACCCATCAATGTCTACTACATCTGCTATCCTCCCCCTATGGCATCCACGGACTCCCAGGGAATCGCACGTATCGCGCGGCTCATCGCCCGGCGCACGCACAACCACGGCACGGTGTCCATCACCGACGCTCGCAACGCCCTCGCCTCCGCCGACCGGCCGCACTTCGTCAAGGCGACGATGCACGCCATCGGGCACGGCTGGATCAACCGCCAGCCCGCCAGCGACCAGTTGTCCGCCGGCACTCCCGTGCCGGACGAGACGCGCCTGGGGCTCGTGGCCGAACTGGACGAGGCGCAGCGCCTCATGGACTTGACTCCTTAGTGGCGCTCCACTAAGCTCGACCTCATGACCGTGCACGCACCCGACCCCCTCGCCGCGACCGTCGCAGCTCTGCGCGACGCGTCGCGCCGGCCGATGCGGTACCGCACGAAGCGTGACTACCGGCGCACGATCCCGGCCCGGGACCGGCTGTTCTTCGAGCAGGCCTGGACGCACCTGCTCCAGCGGGGTGAGCTCGTCATCGCCAGGCCGATCCGTCCCTCCCGGCCGCTGCGCTACGTGACGCCGGGTGCTGCCGCGTGAGCAGTGAGACGCTCTTCGAGCACCAGCAGGAGGCCCTGGACGCCATCCGCGCGGCCCACGCCTCCGGCCAGCGCAGCATCGCCATCGTGGTCCCCACGGGTGGGGGCAAGACGAAGATCTTCAGCACCTATGCGCATGAGGTGCACATGCGCACCAGGCGCCGGGTGCTGATCATCGCGGACCGGATCGAGCTGATCGAGCAGGCGGCCGCCCGCCAGCGCCGGGAGTCCCCCGACCTCACCGTGGGCATCGTCAAGGCGCACATGAACCAGACCCTGGCGGACATCGTGGTCTGCTCGATCCAGACCATCGTCGGCGACAATCGCCTCCGCCAGCTGCATGACGTCGCGCTCGTCGTGGTGGACGAGTGCCACGGCGCCACCAGTGCCAGCTACCGCAAGGTGCTCGCGCACTTCCCGGACGCGCTGGTCCTCGGGGTCACCGCGACCTTCATGCGGGGCGACGGCGCCGCCCTGGGCCAGGTCTTCAAGGACGTGGTCTACCGGGTGCCGCTCTCCCTGCTGCAGCAGCGCGGGCACCTGGTCTACGCCCGCGGCCGCCGGGTCGGCGTGCCGTCGCTGGACCTCTCCCGCGTGCGCACCACGGGCGGGGAGTACCGCGACAGCGACCTTGACGCTGCGCTGTCCGCCAGCCTCGCGCCCCAGGCCATCGTCCGGGCTGTCCAGGAGCACGCGCCGAACGACTCCACCGTGGTCTTCACCCCCGGTGTGCACTTCGCACAGCTCATGGACGAGGCGTTCACCGCCGCCGGCTTCACCTCCGCGTGGGTCTCCGGCGCCACCCCGAAGCACGAGCGCCGCCGCATCCTCCAGGCGGCCGATGCGGGAAAGATCCAGGTCGTCTGCAACTGCGACGTGCTGACGAAGGGCTGGGACAGCCCGCGCTTCAAGACGGCCGTCATGAAGCCGACCCGCAGCCAGGGCCTCTACATCCAGATGGCCGGGCGCGTGCTCCGGCCGTTCCCCGGCTACACGCACGCGCTGATCCTGGACCCCGTGGGCGTCACCGCCATGCACAGCCTCAACGCCCGCGTGGAGTTGTTCGGTGAAGAGGCGGCGGAGGCGATGGAGCGTGAGCCCTGCGCCTGCGACGGCAGCGACGTGTGCCGCTGCGGCCGGCGGCGCTGCACGGATGACTGCGCCTGCGGGGGAGGGGCGCCGGACGTCTGCTCCTGCAAGCGGCCGGAAAAGCTCGAGACCTTAGGGCCACAAGACCTCGAGGCGGAGGAGCGGGTCGACGGCGACCTCATGAGCGTGGAGGTCGACCTCTTCCACGCCAGCTCGAACAACTGGCTCGTGACGCACGGTGGGACCTGGTTCCTGCCGGCGGGGAGCCGGTTCATCGCGCTCGTCCCGGGCCGGCGGGCGCACACCTGGTCCGCCGTGTCCGCCTCGCGCGAGCGGGGTGGGGGCTCGACCTGGATTCAGCGCGACATCCCGGACAAGGGCTATCTGATGGCCTGGGCAGAGGATGACGTCACGGGCAGAGAAGCGCGGTACGCACGCAAGGGCAGGAGCTGGCGGGCGCGCCCGGTCACGCTGGTGCAGGAGCACGACGCGCAGCGGTACGGGGTCGTGGTGCCTGCGGGCGCGCACGGCGGCCAGGTCGCAGATCTGATCGCGATCGAGCAGGCCTCGCGCAGGTTCGATGAGGTCGTTGAGCAACTACGGAGGGACCAGTCATGAAAAAGGTTCAGGTCGTGTACGGGCGCTACACGGCGCTCGACACGGTGTGCAAGCGGTGCGAGGGGCACGGCAAGGACCCGACCGCCACGCAGTCCCCCTGCCTCTTCTGCGGCGGCTCGGGGGTGGTCGTGGAGAACCTCGGGCGCCCGTACACCTACCTCGCACCGGATGGCACGAAGCTCTGGGACGTGATGCTGGCCGACGCCGCCGGCGGCACGAAGCACGTCACGGTCGTCAGTCTGACCAGCCGATACGACGGGCCGTGCAAGGAGGCCTACCCGCTCCCGCCCACCACGATGGACTGCCCGGGGTGCGGCCAGCCGGAGGTCTCGCGCAAGCTGGTCGCCTGCGGCCGCTGCTGGCGGCTGGTGCCCCAGCATCTCAAGACCCAGCTGAGGGCGTTGCCGACGACCGGCGCCACGTTCGGCCGGGTGCGGATCGTTGGGCAGATGCGCAACTGGCTGAAGGAGAACGCCACCACATGATCCACGTCTGGATTCCGGGCAAGCCTCGGACGAAGGGCAGCCTGGACGCCTTCCACCAGGACACGGCACAGAGCAAGGACTGGCGCCGCCGCATGGCGTACGCGCTGATCCAGACGGGCACGCAGAACTACCCGAAGGGGATCGCGGTAGCGGTGCGGGCGTGCTTCTGGCTGCCGGCGGGCGACGCCACCGCGCCGAACGTGGGCGACCTGGACAAGCTGGCCCGCAACCTGCTGGACGCCGGGACGGACAGCGGCGCCTACGCCGATGATGTCCAGGTGGTTCGCCTCTTCGTGGACAAGGTGGCGTGCGCATCGGGGGAAGGGCCGGGCGTGCTGGTGTCGATCTGGGCGCCGAGTCCTGAGGAGCTGGAGGCCTGGGCGGGGCAGCAGCGGCGCGTGCGTGAGCTGGCGATGCTGGAACAGGGCTTGACGAGTTAGTGGCGCTCCACTAGGATGAGGGCATGACGAAGATGAGCGAAGCGCAGCGGACCGCGATCCTCTACGTGTTCGAGAACCGCAACGACGACAGGGTCAGCGCGTGGAGCTGTGGGCGGCGCAACACGGTGGAGAGCCTGGTTCGCAGCGGCTGGCTCGCCGCCGACTACATGCCGACCGTGGCCGGCCTGGTTGCCGCAGGTGTCGACATGGATGCGCTGCACGGCGAGGCGCTGGCTGAAAACGTCGACCGCCAGGGCATCCTGGAGGTGCCGAACACCCCTCGTGCTCGCACCTTCGCTCTCGCGGTCTACGCCGGTGCGGACGGGACCTATCAGGCGGCGCGCGACATCCTGCACGCCGAGGCGCTGCGCGAGGAGCCTGGCGAGTGGCAGGCGAGCATTGACGCCGCGCACGCCGACGCCTTGGCCGAGGACCGCGCCCGGACGGCCGGCGCGGACGGCACCGCGCGCCGGGCCGATCACGTGCTGGACAGCGTGCGCGCGCTGACCGACGGCGACCAGATCGTGGCGCACCCGACGACGGCCGGGCGGGGGCTGCGGGCGCAGCTGGCCGGCCGCGCGCTGCGTGCCCCGGCGCCTGAGGGTCCGTACGGCGCTCTGGCCGCATTCGCGGACGACGCCGCCCGTAGCGCTCCGGCGCCCACGCTCGCGGACGAGGTGGCGGCGCTGCGGACGGAGATCGAGGCGTACTTCCTGGACGGCAACGCGCCGAAGGAGATCGCGACGATCCTCGACCGGATCGCGGGCATGGCGCCGCAGCTGGCGATGGACGCCAACGGCGCCGTGTATCGCATGCACACGCCGTGCCGCCGGGTCATGATCGAATCGCGTTCGGCGTGTCGGTACTGCGCTGACGTCGGCCCGTGGCGCCCGCTGTACATGCTGCCCGGGGACGGTGCGGCGTGAGGTATTTCGCGTTCATGGTCGCCTGTTTGGCGGTCGGCTTCATGGTCGGCTGGTCCGAGGCTATGGAGCGGTGCGGGCGATGAGCGCGCACGAGTGGACGGAGGCGGAGCTGAGCCAGGACGCTCAGGCGATCCTGGTCTACGCGAGGCGCTGGGGCTCCCCGTTCACCCGGATGGAGATCGTGGACGTGGCACCCGGCGCCGCCTGGGACCCGATGTCGCGTTACCCGCGCACGACGGCGAAGCTCGACCCAATCCACGAGCTTGTCCGCGCGGGGCTGATCGAGGTGGCGGAGGAGCGGGTCAGCAACGGCGGCCGGCGCGGCGGGCACGCTTACAAGGTCTACCGGCTGACCGACGGACCGCGCTCGCTCGCCGATCTGCTGGACGCCATGCTCTTGGGCGGGGAGCTCCTGACCCGCGTGGTCGATGATGAGGCGGACCTAATTGCTGCGGCACGACAGGAGATCCTGGAGAGGTTCGGGCCACCGCGATGAGGTACTGGTATCTGCCGGACGCGCCGGACCAGGACGCGCGTGCCGCGCCCGGCCCGCCGGCGCCGGAGTACCGCGTCCTGGTCCCGGCCCGGCCGATGGCGCCGGAGGAGCTACACGCGAGGCTCCGGGACGTGAGCTGGCTCGCCGGGCTGATTGCGGAGAGCGGCGGCCGGGTCGTCGGCGTGACCTACGCCATGGCGGAGGAGATCGCCACGGCGACGCTGATCGAGAGCGTGGCGCTGCGCTTCGTGCTCGCGCACGGCTCCTGGGCGGGCGTGGCGCTCTGGTGGGACTGGCGCTGGCACGGCGCGATCGTCCCGGCGGACGTGGGTGGGATTCTGACGCGCGAGCGCCTGGAGTTGCTCATCGCCACGGGATCGTCAGCAGTGCCGCTGTTCGCCTGCGAGCGGTGCGCGCGGGAGGGGCTGAAGCGCAACAAGGATCAGAGCCTGCGGGCGCACAAGCGCCTGAACTGGCATCCGCCGTACCGTGAGGAGTGCAAGTGATCCACAAGCCGGTGTACGACAGACTGAAGGCGGAGCGTGACCGTCGGTACGGCGATTTGCTGGTCGCGGCGCGGGCGAATGGGCCTGTTGCGCAGGCGGTGGTAGAACTACACGTGCCGGCGGAGGTCTCCCAGCACTATCCGACCCACCCGGAATGCCTGGGGTGCTTCGGTACCGCGCAGGGGTCGGGCCCCTGGTGGCCGGATGACTGCGACACCACGAAGGTCATCGCTGAGCGTCTCGGGGTGGACCTGACATGATCCTGCTGTGGGTGTTCGCGGCGTTCGCCGTGGTGGTGGCCGGGGCCTGGGTGCAGGACCGCTGGCCGCGCTCGATCATCGCTCGGATCGTGGCGCTGTTCTGCGGCGCCTGGTTCGCTGGTGTGTGGCTCGCGGTGTTCTTGCTATCGTGATCGTCACGGCGCATCGGTGGTGCGCCCGAGAGGCCTGGGAGTGCGCCGGTGGCGAGGATCAGTGATGAGGTGCGCGCCGCTGTCGTCGCTGACCTGCGCCAGACCGCCGGCACTCCGCAGGGCTCCTGCCGCAAGGTCGCCGATCGTAACGGTATCGGCATGACGTCGGCGCGGCGCATCGCCGTGGCCGCCGGACTCTCCTTCAGCGCTGACGAGCCACTGGCACAGGCCCGCACAAAAGGCGCGCGTGAGGTGCTGGCCAGGACAAACGCCCAGCTCAGGGAGGAACTGGCGGCGCGCCTGCTGGCTGAGGCGCGAGACGCACTGGACGCCATTCACCGTCCTGTGCATGTCTACGGCTTCGGCGGCCAATTCCACTCCTTCGCGGAGGCGGACGCCTCCTCCGCAAGCCCGAGCGACAAGCGCCAACTCATGACGGCGGCCGCCATCGCGCTGGACAAGCACGCGATGCTGGAACGCTTCGACAGCGCCGGCGCCGCGGGCCAGCAGGCAGACCTGCTGTTGAAGTTGCTGACCGGCGGGCAGTGAGCGCGGCCCTCGCGGACCAGGCCTGGGCACGCTGGAAGGCGATGAGCCCGGACGAGCGCCAGCGCGTGCTGGACCACCCCGGGTTCAAGATCAAGCCTATTGCCCGCGGCAAGCAGAAGGACAGCTTCGCGCTCAGTGAGCCGGGCCTGGCGACCGGCCACCTGTGGGAGGGGACGGTCCGCTCCGGCAAGACCATCGTGAGCATCCTGCGCTGGATCAGGTTCATCCGCTCCGGCCCGCCCGGCAACCTCGCGATGATCGGCAAGACGGAGCGCACCCTCAAGCGCAACGTCATCGATACCATCGTGGCGCTGCTGGGCCAGAAGGCGGTCAAGTACCGGCAGGGCGCGGGTGAGGTGGAGATCTGCGGCCGCCGCGTCTACATCGCGGGCGCCAACGATGAGGGCGCGGTCGCCAAGATCCAGGGCATGACCCTGGTCGGCTGGTACGGGGACGAGGTGCCGACGTGGCCGAAGGCCGTGTTCGACATGGCCCGCACCCGGCTGAGCGACCCCGGCGCCGAGTGGTTCGCGACCGGCAACCCGGCCAGCTCGACGCACCACCTGAAAGTGGACTGGATCGACCGGGCGAAGCTGCACCTGGACCGGGACGGGACGCTGCGCCGCCGCCCGGCGCACGACAAGGACACTCAGGACATCCACGTCTATAGCTTCACGCTCTATGACAACCGTGAGTTTCTCACTGAGAAGTTCATTCAGATCACGGAGCGTAGCTATACGGGCATGTTCTACCAGCGCTACATCCTGGGTCGCTGGTGCATGGCCGAAGGCGCGATCTACGACAGCTGGGACCCGGCCAAGCACGTGGTCAGGCGTGCGCCCGCCATCGAACGCTGGATCTCCGTGGGGATCGACCACGGCACCACGAACCCCTTCAGCGCCATTGCGACCGGCCTGGGCCCGCACCCCAGCGGGAGGGGCAAGGCGCTGTACGCCACGGCGGAGTGGCGCTACGACAGCACGAAGACCTTGCGCCGCAAGACCGACCTGGAGTACGCCGATGCCCTGCGGGGGTGGCTCCCGCAGCGGGCGGAAATGCCGGACGGCGGGCCGGAGCGGGTGGCGGTCGACCCTTCAGCCAACGGATTCCGCCAGCAACTCTACCGGCACGGCATCACGTCGACCGCGGCGGACAACGACGTGCTGGCCGGCATCGGCACCATGCACTCCATCGTCGAGCGCGGGAAGTTCTTCGTGGTTGAGGGCGGATGTCCGGATCTGATCAGGGAGTTTCCGGATTACGCCTGGGACCCGGCCGCCGCGGCGAAGGGCCTGGATCGCCCGATCAAGAGCGGGGATCACTCGCTGGACGCTGAGCGGTACGGCACGCACACCGGTAAGAGCTCGTGGTGGTATGACGTCTTCCCGGACGAACTGGAGGCGGTGCTGGAGGGACGGCTGACGGGGGTCTAGTGGCGTGCCACTAAGTATGGTACGGTGCTCGCCATGACGACTATTGATCTGACGTTGCAGGACCCCCGCGGCGGCCAGCTGAACGCCTGCGCCCACGACGTCCGGGGTAAGGGGTACGTGGTCCTCAAGACCGCCGGCACCCTGGCCAGCCTGAACCTCGCCGAGGACGGCGCAGAGACGCTGGTGCGCTGGCTGGTCGAGACCTTCGACCTGGAGCAGGACGAGACCAACCCGGCCAACTTCGTGCGAATCGTGGTGCCGGGCGCCGCCGGCGGCGAGCCGCGCGAGGTGAGCTGGAGCGGCGAGGGCGAGCCGCCGGTGTGGTTCGAGCGGCTGGCCTCCATCGCTCTGGGCGCCCAGCGCCGCAGCATCCAGGAGTCCCTGGATGCGCTGACCCGCGACGAGGCGGAGCGGTTCGAGCTGCAGGGCCTCCGGTGGACCGTCCGCGAACTCATGTCCCACCTGGGTATCGACCAGGGCCACGGGCAGGCACGCGAGGCGCTGTTGCAGCGTGTCGTGAACCTGCTCGCCGACATGGACCGCACCACCGATCGGGCCACGCGGGCGGAGCTGGAGGTTGCACGGCTCCAGGAGGGCGCGCTGGTGGCGAAGCTGACCACGGCGCGGGAGGGGCTGGAGTACGCGCGGCTCCAGTTCATCGACCCCGAGACGGGCGGACCCGCAGCGGTCGACTGGACCGACGTGGTCTCCCGCGCGATTGTGGACCGGCTGGACGAGCACATCAGCGGCAGCGACCCGGAGATGGAGCTGGAGCCGCCGATCGCCTTTGAGCGGGAGCGTGCCGCGCACCTGCGTACCGCGGCGCTGCTGGGCCGGGCGCGTGAGGCGCTGGTCCGGGTGTCCGGCATGGACGGCGTGGGCCCGGGCGCTCAGGGAACAATCGCAACGGCGCTGCACGCGACCGACCCGAACCGCACCCCCTGATCCAGCCCTGCCACTGAGCGAGCCCCTCCCCGTACACTGCGACTGATCACCATCGCAGCAGGGGGAGGGGCTCGTTCAGTGCCTATCGACTACGGGCCGGATCAGGCCTGGCCCCCGCCCGCCGTGGTGCCCGCCCTGCCGTTCTATCAGGAGTGGCTGGCCTGGTACTCCGGTGACGGAGACCAGCTCCACCGGGTCTACGCGGATCGGTCGCGGAGCATGGCGCCGCACGTCCGCCCGAGCCAGCTCAACGGCGGGCTGAGCGGCTGGATCTCCCGCAAGTGGTGGGGCAACCCGGTGGCCGGTCTTGCCGCCCGGCGTCTGCACGTGCCTGCCGCCAGCGACATCAGCGTCATCAGCTCCGACATGCTCTTCAGTGAGCCGCCGAAGTTCGAGACGGAGCAGGCCGAACAGCAGGCACGCCTGGATGACATCGTGGAGCAGTCCCAGTTCCTCGCCACCCTGGCGGAGGCGGCGGAGAAGGTGAGCGCCGCCGGCGGCGGGTACCTTCGCTTCAGCGTCAACCTGGACGTGTCCCCCGTGCCGGTCGCGGAAGCGCTGCTGCCGGACAACGCGGACCCCGACTTCTACGGCCCGCACCTGCGCCGGGTGGCGTTCTGGCGTTGCGTCAGCGGGGGCGACGGGACCGGCCCCGTGGTCCGGCACGTCGAGCTACACGAAATGGACGAGGGCAAGTGCTGGGTCGAGCACGCGCTCTTCACCGGCTCCTCCACCTCGCTGGGCAGGCGCATCCCCCTGGCGGACGGCGACGAGGAGTGCAAGCGGCTGGCGACCCTGGTCGACCCGGGCGGCCGGATCGACGTCGGCACGTCGCTGCTCGACGTGGTGTACGTGCCGAACGTCCGGCCCCACCGCCTGCTCCGGCACACCATGCTGGGCCGATCGGACTATGCCGGCGCGGAAGGGGCGATGGATGCCCTGGACGAGACCATGTCAAGCTGGATGCGGGACATCCGGCTGGGCAAAGGCCGCGTGATCGTGCCGAAGGAGTACCTGCGCAGGGGCGCAGCGGGGGAGGGCACAGCGTTCGATCCGGAGCAGGAGATCTTCCAGCAGGTCACTGCCGACATCCCGAGCGACGGCGCGCTGTCCATGACCGTGGTGCAGTTCGCGATCAGGGTGCAGGAGCACCGCGACACGGTGGCGGCGCACTGGCGCACGATCACCAGCGCGGCGGGCCTGGACACCAGCGACCATGACACCGACATCGGCCCCATGCAGACCGCGACCCAGGTCAACGACAAGGGCAGCAGGCGGCGCGCCACCCGGGGCAAGAAGATCCAGTACTGGACCCCGGTGATCCAGCACGGGCTCTGGGTCATGCAGCAGTTGGCCGGCATGACGGCATCCAAGGTCCGGCTGGAGTGGCCCGACAGCACGGCGCCGGACATCCAGACCCTGGCCCAGACCCTCCAGCTGATCAGCGCTGCCCAGGCGGCCAGCACCCGCACGCTCGTGCAGATGTTGCATCCGGACTGGGAGGACATCGACGTGGACGCAGAGGTGGAGCGCATCAGTGCCGCCACCGCGCCGCCGGAGGACCCGGGCGGCTTCACCGGTGGCGGTCTTCCGCAACCTGTGGATGAGGCTGTGGATGCCGGCGCGGCGTGACCTCGGGGAGGGTATCGGGCTGGAGCTGGGCGATCTGTATGCGGGCCTGGAGCGCGAGCTGGCGGCCGGCCTCGCTGCACGCCTGCGCACGGGGATGGAGTCCGACGACTGGACCCGGCGCAAGCTGGCCGCCCTGGGTGACGTGCGGCGCTTCGCCTCCACCCTGACCAACCGCGCCGCCCGCCGGGCCGCGGGCCTCTCGCGCGCCGCCGTCACGGAGGCATTCCGGCGCGGCTCGATGGAAGGCCTGCGCGACGTCGGGCGGCCGGAGCGCGGGGGCGACCTGCCCGGACAGCGCGGGATCGACCGGCTGGCGCTCGCGCTCCGCGGTCGCCTGGACGGCGCGGTGGCGCCGATCGTGCGCAGTGCGGTGGACGCCTACCAACGCACGGCGGCCGCGCCTGTCGCGCTCGTGCTGGGCGGCGCCATCACCCGCCGGCAGGCGGCGGAGCGACAGTGGAATGGGCTGCTCGATCAGGGGTTCACCGCCTTCACCGACGCGAGCGGGCGGCGCTGGAACGCGGCTGGCTACACGGAGATGGCCACCCGTACCGCGACCGCCCAGGCCGCGATCCAGGGCCACCTGGACCGGCTGGAGTCGCTGGGCCTGGACCTGGTCATCGTCAGTGACAGCCCGCAGGAGTGCGAGCGCTGCCGGCCCTGGGAGGGCAAGATTCTTCAGCGTGGGGGCGCCGGCGGGCGGCGCACGATCCAGGCGGAGAGTGAGCTCACCGGCGAGCCGGTCACGGTGCAGGTCGCCGGGTCGGTGACGGAGGCGGTAGGGGCCGGGCTGCTGCACCCGAACTGCCGGCATAATCTCGGCGCCTACCTGCCGGGCCTGACTCGGATTCCGACCAACACGGAGGACCCGGAGGGCGACGCGGCGCGGCAGAAGCTGCGGTACCTGGAGCGCGAGCAGCGCCGCTGGAGGCTGCGCGAGGCCGGCGCCATGACCGACGAGGCGAAGGCGAAGGCGGCCACGAAGGTCAAGGAGCGCGGCGCCCAGATCAAGGAGCACCTGAAGCAGAACGACACGCTGACCCCGCGGCCGGACCGGCAGCGCATCGACCTGGGCAACACGCGCAGACCGGGGCGGGGCGACGCTCGAGATAAGTTACCGGCCAGTAACATTCCTCGAGACCCGATGCGCGAGGCGCTGGATTCCGGCATCGCCAGTGAGCGCCCGCTGGGTGGGGGCGAGAGTGCGCACGTCGACCTGGTCGAGACGCGCCAGGGCTTGCGCATGGTGCGCAAGCGGAGCAAGGACACCCGCGGCCGCGAGGGCGGCGCGGCGGAGGAGCAGGATGCAGAGGAGCTGGGCGCGCTGGTGCTGCGCGCAGTGGGCGGACGCGCGCCGCGCGTGCTGCGGACCGGCCGCAACGAGACGCACCAGACCTACATCGAGGGCGACACGTGGGCGGAGCTCCCCCAGGGCGCGGCGCGCACGGCCGTCCGCCAGAGCGAGGAGGCGCGCTCGATCGCGCTGGGTGACCTGCTCATGGGCAACATGGACCGCAACGCCGGTAACGTGATCATCAGTGACGGCGCCGGCACGCCCTGGGGTATCGACCACGGCGCCGCCTTCGAGTGGCACCACGAGTACAACCCGCCGGGCGGCATCCCGCTGGTGCTCAACCTCTTCGAGGAGCACTTCGTGGACCGGGCGGCAGGGCGCTTCGTGTCCGGTGCGTTGCGGGCCGGGGAGGCGGACGCCATCCGGGCAGAGCTGGGCGCGCTGAAGGCGCAGTTCGAAGCGATGGGCCGGGCCGACTGGTACGCCGCCATGCTGACGAGGTTAAAGGCGCTGGAGGACGCATGATCATTACCGTCAAGTCCGTGCGCCATGACAAGGTCATCGGCAAGGTCAAGATCGATGACAGCGGCAAGCCGGTCGAGGGTGATGAGGTCATGGCCATGCTTGTCACGGACGTGGTCCGGCGCGTGGGCGTGAGCGGACTCAACGGCTGGACCAACGGATACGTGCAGCTTAAGACCGCTTGACAACCTAGTGGAGCGCCACTAAGATTAGAGGCATGACGCAGCCGAGCACCACCGCCCCCGCCCCCCACGTGCCGTTCACCATCGCCAGCCTGGAGGGCCTCAGCCAGATCACGGAGGCTGACTACCTGGAGTTGCTGGACTGGACTAAGACGGAGCTGGAGGCCCTGGAGGCGGGCATGCACGGCCAGACGGGCGAGCAGCGCCGCCTCCAGAACCGCTCGTGGAGCGCCCAGCGGGAGGCGCAGCTGAAGATCGTCAAGGCGGCGCTGAAGGCGGGCGTCCCGGCCGCCGCGATCACCGCCATCACACACCGTGAGAGCTGGTGACGCCGGGCCCCATACTGGGGCCCATGAATCCGTCCAGCCTCGCAGGGATCATCACCGCCGTGGCGACCGTGCTCATCGCCATCGGCGGTCTGATCACGTCTATCACCGTCCTGCTGCCGATCCTGCGTGGCACGCGGGCCAACACCGCCCAGATTGCTGAGGTGCACGTCATGGTGAACCAGCGGCTCACTGACGCTCAGCGCTATCAGGAGCGGCTGATGGAGGAGCTGGTCTCCCGGGGGATCGCGATCCCCCGGGACTCGTCCTTGCGCTCCCCCGGCGGCGGCCCGGCCAGCTAGACTCGCGGGCGTGGGGCACCTGGTGCACGACCTCCGGCGCCGGCGGCGCGGCGGCGCGATCGTCTGCCGCGGGTGCTCCCTGCGTGTCGAGCGCCCGCCCGGTCGCCTCCCCAGGTTCGCCCGTGCCGTGATGCGCCGCTGGTGACGGTGAAACACCAGAAGCACACGCAGCAAGAAGCCCTCCCCGCCCCCAAGCGGGGAGGGCTTCTTGCTGTGCTGCCGCGCTCAGCGCGTCATGCGGGCGATGGCAGCGCTGTCCAGCCCGCGCCCGTAGTAGTTCGCCAGCGACTCGCGCTTGCGGGCCACGCTCTGCGACCGCAGGAAGTCCAGCCCCACCGCGTCCAGTGCCGCCTGCAGCGCCTTGCCCTTCAGCGCCGCGGCGAGGGTGACCAGTTCGGCGTACGTGCGCGCGTTCTCGAAGTCAGTCATGTCTCCATCTTAGTGGAGTGCCACTAGATCCCCTGACCAGCATGTGCGCAGATCCCTTACGCCAGCGATCCGGGCGAGCGGGCGACGAACCGGACATAGTGGCGCTCCACTACCTTATGTCACCGCCGTGCAAGGGGGTCCCGCCCTTCGCAACCCCTTACACTCCGCCCCGGGGGCGTGAGGTCTGCCCGTTCGGTTGACGTCGATACCGGCCCGAATCGGACACGACTGAAAAAGATCTCCAGGAACCGGACATACCGGCGAGCCTGCGGAACGAATCGGGCACTGCGGTTAGTGACGCCGCCCTGCTATCCTGCTGATCACTGGTCATCGGTGGTGGTCAGGCTGAAGAGCGCTCCGGAGGAGACTCAATGTTCAAGCGGCGTAGCGGGCTCGGCGGTCTGACGATCGTTCGCGGCCCCGTGCGACGGGACGACCCGGCGACGGGCGCGGGTGCCGGCGGCACCGGTGCTGCGGCCGGTGGAGGCGGTGGCGCTCCGGCGCCGATCGCGCCTCCGGCACCACCAGCAGCACCCCCGGCGGCAGGCGCCCCACCCGTGGTGGATGTCACCCAGACGCCGGAGTTCAAGGCGGCCGTAGCGAAGGCGGCGGCGGACGCAGACGCGAAGGCACGGCTGGGCACCCAGGAGAAGGCGCGCGCGAGCGTGCTCGATGAGCTGGCGCAGCACTTGGGCCTGAAGCCCAAGGATGTCGACCCGGCCCAGATCGGCCAGGAGCTGGCCGCCGCGCGCGTGGAGAACGCCAGCCTCAGGTCGCAGCTGGAGATCGGCAAGGCAGCCCGCAAGCTCGATGCGGATGAGGACACCGTGGCCGCCGTACTCACGCACAAGGGCGCGCTGAAGGACCTGGACCCGACGGCGGCGGACTACAGCTCCAAGGTCGAAGCCGCGGTCAAGGCTGCGGTGGAGGCGAACCCCCGCCTGAAGAACACGCCCGGCACGCCCGCGCGCACGCCCGGAACCAGCGGCCCGGCCGCGGGGGGTATGGGCGGCGGCGCGGGTGAGACAGCGCGGCCCTCGATGCGTGACGCGATCGCGGCGCAGATGAATGCGAGCGTCGGCCGCTAGTAAGATCCATTGACCACCACCCATGATCACGAAAGGAGGGGAACCTCTTGCCAATCACACTCGCCCAGGCGTCGCTGAACACGCTCAACGCCATCGACTTCCACGTGATGGACAACCTGCGCCGTAGCTCATGGCTCTGGGACCAGATCGTCTGGGATGACAACGCGATGGCCGGCGGCGGCGGCACGTTCGTCTACGCCTACAACCGCCTCGTCACGCCGGCCAGCGCCGCGCCCCGTAACATCAACGAGGAGTACATCCCCGGCAAGGCCACGTTCGACCAGGTGACCGTGAACCTGAAGCCGTTCGGTGGCAGCTTCGAGCTGGACCGCGTGCTCCGCAACCTCGGGCCCCAGGCCACGAATCAGATCCAGCTCCAGCTGGCCCAGCTACGCAAGGCCACGATCGTCCGGCTCCAGCAGGAGATCGTGCTGGGCGACACGGCCGTGGACGCGCGCGGTTTCGACGGGCTGAGCAAGGCCCTGACCGGCACCGTGACCGAAGTCAACGGCGCCACCCTGGACATCCGCCCCGCGACGATCGTGACGCAGGTGCTCGCCCAGCAGGCGCTGGACAAGTTCGACGCCTGGCTCGCCACGATCCTGCCGTCCGTCGGCTCCTCGGACTTCGCCGTCCCCGGCGCCGTCCCCGCCGGCACCCGCGCGATCCTCAGCAACACCGTCGGCATCCTGCGCTTCAAGTCCCTCATGCGCTGGGCAGGTCTCAACTCCCAGCGCACCGATGAACTGGGCCGGGACATCGAGGACTACAAGGGCTGGGTCCTGATCGACATCGGCGACCGGATGGACGGCACCGCGCCGATCATCCCCATCGGTGCTGCCGTCGCAGGTGAGACGGACTTCTACGCGGTCAGCTTCGGCGAAGACGCGCTGCACGGTGCGAGCCTGCCCGGTGTCCCCCTGCTCCAGACCTTCCTGCCGGACTGGTCCAGCCCGGCGGCAGTCAAGCTCACGGAGCTGGAGGTGGGCCCGCTCGCCGTCGTGCTTGAGAACACGAAGGCGGCAGGCGTCTACCGGAAGGTGCAGGTGCAGTAATGGCACGCTTCGAGGTCAGTGCACCGGTGGCGAGCTTCACCGGGATCAGCGCCGGTGTCGCGTTCGCACGCGGCCGGGCCGTGGTCACCAGCGACACGGCGGAGGGCCTCGCGGCCCTCTACTACTTCAAGCAGGCGGGCTACGGCATCGCGGCGCTGGATGGCGTGGAGGTGGACGACGTCCTCTCCCGCGCCAACGAGTCGCCCGACGCAGAACACACCCGGCTCCTCCAGGAGAACAGGTCGCTGAAGAACCGGCTGGAGCTGGACGACCTCCGCAAGGAGAACGAGAAGCTGCACGCCCAGGTCTTCAAGGTGACCGACGACGAGCGGGGGGAGGGCGACGCGCAGACCGGCGCGACCGGCACCACCCAGGTCGAGCTCCAGGCGCCGCCGCAGGAGTCCGCCAGCGTCACGGAGTGGCGCAAGTGGGTGGTCGACTCCGGCCGCGGGACGGCGGAGCAGGCGAAGGCCATGGACAAGCCGGCCATCATCGCTCAGCACGGCGCCGCGTACGACGCAGAGCGCGCGGAGCAGTTGAAGGCGGCGGCCGCCGCAGAGAGCGGGGTGTCCGCATGAGCGGCACGCGAGGTCTCTACAAGCGCAACATCTACGACGCGATGGGGCACCTGAACGGGCTCGACCCGGCCAGCCCGGACACGACCCTGCGCCGGTCGCTCCCCCGCGACCAGGCGGTGGATGCCACCATCGCGCTCGCCACCACGGGCAAGATGACCCTGAGCAAGGTCACCATGGAGGCCGGCGACCCGGCCACCTACCTGTCCTTCGTGAGCGGCGGCACCGCCGGCGCCACGATGACGTCCTGGTGGCTGGCGCTCTACGACCCGGATGGCAAGCTGGTGGGCCAGACGGCCGACCAGGTGGCCGGCGCCATCGCGGCCAACACGGTCTTCACCATCGCCCTGGCGACAGCGGCGAAGGCGAAGCAGTCCGGCGTCTACCGCGTCGGCCTATGCATCGCGGCCAGCACGGTGCCCACCACGCTGGGCCTCACGATCGCGCCCCCCATCACCACCGGCACGCCGGCGGAGGGCACGATCTCCGAGGAGACCACCGCGACCTACACCACCACGGCGCCGTCCGTGCTGCCCGCGCTCACCGCGCGCCGCGGCACGCCGTACTTCGTGGTGAGCTAGACCCCCGGTTGCGGCTGGGCACACTGGGCCGGTCAACCCCCTGGAAGCGGGAGGGGTTGACCGGCCCAGTGGCGTACCACTAAGATCCAGCTTATGATGATCGACATGAACGACCCGGACATCCGGGAGCAGGTGGAGTCCAGCGCGTACGGAATGTCCGTAACGCCCGTTGCGTTGGTCAGCGCCATGGAGGGCGCGATGGAGGCGGGCGAGGCACGCGCGAGACTCGAAGTGCAGACCGCCTCCGGTGAGTGGGCCGACCTGACGAAGTACATCAAGACCGGCGGGGAGCACGCGCCCGACTGGGGCCCCCCGTTCCCCGACCCGATGAAGCCCCGGGTCACCAGACGCGCCCGCGCGCTCGTGCCCGGCCCGAACCGCGGCGCCCGCAACTTCGCGCGCAAGGTCCGGGTCGCAGAGCTGAAGCAGCGGCTGGAGATGACGGACGGGACCGGCAATCTGATGGTCAACATCTGTCGGCTGGCCGCCCTGCGCAGCGGGCACCGCCGTGCGGACGCCTCCTACCAGCGTCCGGCCGCCCCCACCCCGAAGCACCCGAACGGCAGGCTGGACACCTTCGGCATGGCCGCGCGGGGCGACTGGGACAACGGCGGCGGAGTCACGATCAGGGGCGGCACGGCGCGTCAGCGCGCCTGCTACCGCCGCGCGGTCGAGCGCTGGATGGCGCGCGCGTGAAGGCTCCCGCCGCCATCGATCCGGACATGCTGGTGACGATCGAGATCCTGCAGCACGCGGCGGAGATCGTGTCCCGCCTGCCGCTCGCCGCGATGAAGGCGCACCTGCGTCAGGTCGCGCCGGACGATCCGGCGCTGCCGTGGTATGAGGCGGCAGCGCGGCTGGTCGAGAGCGGGCAGTTGCTCGACCTGGACAGCGGGAAGCTCTCCGCCCTGGAGGCGCGCACGGAACTGCCGCCAGAGATCTCGCAGGAGATGAGCGCGGATCGGGCGAGCGACATCCCGGACGACTGGACTGTCCGGTAGGCTGGGCAGGTCTTGACCGGAGCACCCTGAGAAGACCCCCGTTCTCCAGCGGGGGTCTTCGCCGTATGATCGCCCCATGACCAGCCCCCGGCGCCCGTGCTTCGGTTGCGAGACGTTCGACGATCACCCGCGCCATGAGATCGTCGGCGCCCAGGGCCAGCCGCTCGCAGGCGACCAGGTCAACGGCCCGATGCATATGGACTGCTGCGCGATCCTGCGCGGGTGCATGGTGTGCGCGCGGGCGCGGGAGGGGCTCAGGCCAGAGGTCATCGGCGAGCCGTTCCGCGAGCACGTGATGAGCCTCCCGCCCGTGCAGGTGGAGCACGTCCCGAATGACGACGACACCGACCCGCACAACCTGACCACGGCCCGCATCATCGAGCTGGAGGGCTGAGCCGTGGCCAACGCGCTCGATCAGGCGGAGGCTCAGCGCCTCCAGAATGCGCACCTGGGGCTGGCGACCTACGTTGCCCCCACCACGCCGATCATGCAGCGGCTGTACACGGTGACCGGATCGGCCGCGGCGACCGGCACGCAGGCGACCGGCGGCAGCTACACACCGCAGAGCTTGACCGCCGCCATCCCCGCCGGCTCGACCAACGGCAGCATCACCAGTACGGGCGCCGTGACGTACACGGGCATGCCGGCCGCGACCATCACGGCGGTGGAGTGGTGGGACAGCAACGGCACCCCACGCCGCGCCGCCTGGGGTGCCCTGACGGCGAGCAAGACGACCGGCGCGGGTGACACCCTGACCTTCGCCATCGGGGCGCTCTCCGAGAACCTCAACGCGTAGGCGGTCCGGGCATGGCCTGGGACCTGAACGGTAGCGATCAGTACGCGCGCTTCTCCATGAACGCCACGTTGGAGGGCGCCGCCGGCGGCCCGATGACGATGCTCGGGCTGGTCCACCTGGACAGCACCGCCGACGGCGCAGTCATCCATGAGCTGAGCAGCGGTGGCAGCCCGCGCAACTTCATGGAGATCTTCTCCACCTGGAACTACGGCACGAGCGCGGGCGCGCGCACGGGACCCGCGGGGACTACCGGCGCGTGGTACATCGTGATCATTTCCAAGAACACGGGTGCGGTCGCTCCTGAGTACACCCTGATGACGCTCTCCGGCGGCACCTTCGGCAGTCCCTCGTCCGGCACGCTGACGGGGGGAGGGGTCTCTCTGGGCGACGGCACCTCGCCCGGCGCCGGCGGCATCATCCAGGTCGGACGGTGGGGCACCTCGGGGTCAGAGTACGTGGACGGCCGGGTGGCGGCCGCCGCCATCTGGAACGCCTACAAGAACCAGGCGGCGCGCGAGGCCCTGGTCACCTGGGCGCTCGTGCTCGCCTCCGCCGGCATCCAGTGGGCGGCGCGGTTCGACACGCTGAGCACGATCAACGACGCGACCGGCAACGGCGGCAACGAAACCGGCCGCTTCGGCACCACCCCGTTCACGCTCGCAGCGGATCCCACCAGCGACTTCTTCGGCGGCGCCAGTCTGAGCGGCGCGGCGGCACTCTCCGCCGTGAGCACCCTGACCGCGGCTGGCGTGACCACCATCACCACCGCGGCGGCTGCGCTGTCCGCTGGTGCCACGCTCACGGCCGCCGCCACCCGAACCCAGTTCGGTGCTGCAGCCCTCGCTGCTGGCGCCACGCTGGCAGCTGCGGCCGTGAGCGTGGCGCTGCCCACCGCCGGCCTGTCCGCTGTGCCCACCCTTGCTGCGGCCGGCACCCGTGTCCAGCTCCCCGGCGGCGCCCTCGCCGCGGCCGCCGTGCTCGCCGCCGCAGCAGGCGGCACACAGTCCGGCGCGGCGGCGCTCACCTCCCGCCCGGCCCTGACCGCTACGGCGACCGGCCCGGCGCCGTTCTACCGGACCGCGGTGCTCGCCCCGGGCGCCGTCGCGCCGGCAGCACTGACCGCGGGCGCGGGCGCGCGAGCGACCCTGACGCCGGGCGGCGCGCCTACCGCTACCCTGATCGCGAGCACACTGTGAATCGCTCGAGCAAAGTCTACCAATCTAGTAGGAATTGCTCGAGGAGAACGGAGGCGGGCGCATGACGTATGAGGTGGGCGACACGCGGCGCCCCACGCTGACGATCGACGTCTACGACGTCAACACGGTGGTGGTGCTCACCCTCGTCAGCCCGTCCGGCGTCACCACCACCCCCGCGGTCACCGGCGTGGCCGGCACGTGGACCGCCAACGCGCCGTACACGCTGACCGCCCCCGGCGACTGGACGGAGCAGTGGCGCGCGACCAACGCTGTGACAGGCCTGGGCGCCGGCGCCACCAGCACCACGATCAGCGTCGACCCCCTGCCGCCCCCGCTGGGGCCCGGCCAGTCGACCGCCTACGCCACGTCGGCGCAGTACGCCGCGATCATTGGCGGGCCACTCCCCTCCAACCTGGCGCGCCTGCTCCGGGTCGCGAGCAGCACAATCCGCAGTGAGATCTCCGGTGCCGTCTACGACACGGCGGACGCCGCGGTGCTGGCCACCCTCGCGGAGGCGACGTGCGAGCAGGTGGCCTGGGCGCGCAGCAACGGCTGGACCAACGGTGTGCCGGTCACGACCCGCGGCGTGGCCATCGGCACCGTGAGCCTGGGCGCCACGGTGAACCCCGGCGCGGGTGGCTCCAGCGCTACCGCCGTGCTGTCGCCGATCGCGCGTGAGCTACTGCTGGCGGCCGGCCTGCTGGGCGGAGAGCCGCAGCAATTCTGGGGATTCGGGTGGTTCTGATGCCGAGCCTGAGTGAGATGGTCCCCGAGTCGCAGCAGCACACCGTCACGATCGAGCCGTACGCGGGCACCAGCGGGGAGGGGGCTCCGCTCTACGGCACCGCCTTCACGCTGGTCGGATTCCTCATGGCGAAGCGGCGCAAGGTGCGGGTGGCGATGACCCAGACCAACACCGGCGATGAGGTGATCGCGGAGGCCACGTTCCTGACGGACCGCGGCCCGGCCGTCCCGAACGACAGCAGGGCCACCCTGCCGGACGGCTCGATCTCACGCGTCCTGGCAGTGGTCGATCAGGACGGGGGAGACTTGCCCGTCCCCTCCCACCTTGAGATCCTCATCGCATGACGACCTTCAATTTCGGCGACGCGCTGAGCATGATGCGCGCGGGCGCCCGCGTGACCCGGCAGGGCTGGAACGGCAAGGGGCAGTACGTCGCCCTCCAGCCCGGCTACCCGGACGGTGTGCCGGCCAACGCGCACACGGCCAAGGTGACCGGCGTCGCGCCGGGCACGAAGGTGGTCATCCGCCCGTACCTGGTCTTCAAGCCGGTTGATGACTCGCTGGTCCCGTGGGTCGCCAGCCAGACTGACCTGCTGGCGGACGACTGGTACGCGGTCTCGGCGACGGGGTAGCGCTGTGCCCCAGGAGCTGACGATCCGCTGGGATGGCGCGAGCATTGCGCAGAAGATGACGCAGGGTGTCATCCGCGGGCTGAACATCCTGGGCGAGCACGTGCTCAACGAGAGCAACGATCGCGTGCCGCTCGATGAGGCGACGCTCCAGCGCTCCGGCGTGGTGTCCGTCGATGAGGTCGAGCTCACCGCCGCCGTGTCCTATGACACCCCGTACGCGGTGCGGCAGCACGAGGATCTGACCCTGCGGCACCCGAACGGCCGGCGCGCGAAGTACCTGGAAAGCGCCTGGGCGGACAGCCAGCACCTGGCGCCGCAGATCATCGGCAATCAGATCAGAAGGGCGTTGCGGGGATGAGCGCGGACACGGGGACGGACCTGCTGGCAGGCCTGGCGCAGCACCTGCACAGCGCCGGCATCGTCAACTGGGCGGGCCTGTCCGGCGTGGCGGCCGCGACCGGTGGGCTCCCGGCGATCACCCTGCGCCAGCTCCCCAGTGAGCCCGCCTTCTGCGTCACGCTGTTCGACTACCGGGTTACGGCGAACGCCCGGCTGACGGACTCCGTGCTGGGCGTCAACGTCCGGGTCCGCAGTGATGCCGGGCCTTCGAAGGCATCCTTGGTTGCCAGCCAGATCTTCCTGGCGTGGCACGCCCTGGGCAGGATCACACTCAGCACGGGCCTGATCCTGACCGACCTGCAGCATCAGAGTGAGGCGCAGCTGGGGCCGGATGGCAACGGGCGGCACGAGCGCTCCAGCAACTTCTATGCGCTGCTCAATCAGCCATTGACGACCCGCGAGTAAGATCCCGCACAACGAGCGCCCGCGGTTGCGACCGCGTGACCGACGAAAGGACCGCGCATGACGCAACCGCAGCAGAGCACCCTTTCCCGCAAGTGGGTCCTGGAGGTGAACACGGGCACCGTGGCGTCTCCGATCTGGACCACGGTGAAGGGGCTCAACGAGTACACCTTCACCCCCGGCGACCCTAACCTCGAAGACGACAACGTCTATGAGGACCTGGGATTCACGGGCCAGACGAAAACGGCGCTGTCCTGCAAGGGCGAGGCGAAGATCATGCGCCGCACCCTGCCGACCGACGTCACGACCTACGACCCGGGCCAGGAGAAGCTCCGCGTTCTGAGCAACCTGCTGGGTCCGACCGGCGTGGCGTACTGCCGCACCTACGACCGCGACGGCGGGCCGGAGGCGTACACGTTCTTCAGCGAGGTTGGCTGGTCGCCGGAGGGCGGCAGTCCGACCGACCTGGAGAGCATCACGATCACGCTCACGGGCAAGGGTGCGCCCACGCTCATCACCAACCCGAACGCGGTGGCCCTCGCGCTGCCGAGCATCACCAGCCTGACGCCCGCCACCGGCGGCATCGCGGGTGGGACGCTCGTCATCATCCGGGGCGACAACTTCAAGGACCGCAACGGCACGACCGTGGTCTCCGGCGCGGCCGGTGTCACCTTCGGCGGCACCAACGCGACCAGCTACAACGTGCTGGACCGCCAGACCATCGCCGCGGTCGCGCCCGCGCACTCGGCCGGGTCCGTGCAGACGATCGTCACCAACACCACGGGCGCGTCCCCGAACACCACGGCGGACGACTACCTGTACGTGTAAGCGCACCATCACGACGTGAGCCCCCTCCCCGCGCAGGCGCCCCGGTCAGATCCGGGATCAGCGAGCAGGGGGAGGGGGCTCACCCAACAGAACGGGCAGGCGATGAGCGGATTCAAGAATCTCTATGAAGTGTTCGACGGGAGGCTTGCCCTCCCCGCTGGTGAGAAGACGTACTACATCCCCGAGCCGGACGAAGAGCTGGGCTTGTGGTGCACGGCATTCTGCACGGCCGGAATCGCAGCGGATCAGGGTATCGACCTGGGCGGCCGGAAGCTTCCGCCCCTGGTGCTGGACGATGACGAAGAGAAGGCGATGTACGTCCGCCTGCTGGGCCCCGTCTGGGACGAACTGGCGGCGGATGGGTTCGGCTTCACCACGCAGCGGCTCTTCGCGCTGACCGCGCTGATCTGGACGGGCCTAGGCGAAGACGCCGCCATGACCTTCTGGAACAGCGGTGGTGACCCAAAAGCCTCGCAGCCGCGGCGGAGCAAGCGCGCGGCGCCGGCGGCTCAGCCGCGGATCGTTTCAATGCCGAATACGGGCGCGGCGAGTACGACCCCGCCAGTGGGATCTACGAGTGGTACGACGCGCCGCCGTCCGCGACGAAGGCGGTAACGCGCGGGCAGACGCTCACCTGGGAGACGATCTTTGAGCACTGGCACCTGGTCTGGGCCGATCTGATCTCCGAATACGGGTTCGACCTGGGGGACCGTGCGAGAATGCGCGCAGGCCGATGGACATCACTGCGGCACATGATCATAGGTCTGATGTCCGCGGACACCCGGCTGGCCCGCATGCTGGCAGAGGACAGAAAGGCAGGCTGATCCACCGTGGCGCTCGACGTCGGGGAGCTCGTGGCGCACCTGCGCGTGGGCGCGGAGGGGATGGCGCGCGGGCTGCGTGATGGTGAGTCCCGCTTCAGGAAGTTCGGCGACAAGCTGACCGGCCTCGCCGCCGGCGCCGGCCTGGCAGCGGCCGCAGCGTTCGGCGCCGCCATCTTCGCCAACATGGAGCTGGACAACATCGGTGCCAAGATCTCCGCCCAGCTGGGCGGGAGCGCCGAGGACGCAGCGATGTACGGCGCACTGGCGGGGAAGCTCTACGCGGAGAACTGGGGCGAGTCGGCAGAGGCGATCGGCGAGACGATCAAGGAGGTAGCGTCTGCGCAGATCACCCAGGATGGCACGCCGGAAGAGTTGGAGGACATCTCCCGGCGGGCCCAGATCCTGGCCGACGTGTTCGGTCAGGACGTGAAGGGCAGTGTGGCCGCGGTCCAGCAACTCATCCGCAACGGGCTGGTGCCCGATGCCCAGTCCGGTTTCGACCTTATCGCGGCCAGCATCCAGGGCGGCAACGACAAGGCGGAGGACCTCAGCGACACGCTGATCGAATACAGCACCCAGTTCAGGGAGCTGGGCCTTACCGGCGCCGAGGCCATGGGCCTGATCCAGCAGGGCCTGCGCGCGGGCGCGCGCGACGGCGATACCGTGGCGGACACCCTGAAGGAGTTCGCCATCCGGTCCAAGGACCTGAGCAAGACCAGCCTGGAGAGCTACAAGGCGTTGGGCCTGAACGGCGAGGCCCTTTCGGAGCTGGCGGCCAAGGGCGGGCCGGACGCCAAGAAGGCGCTGGGCGAGGTGCTGGACGCGTTGGACAAGATGCCGGCCAGCGCGGCGAAGGACAACGTGGCCATCGGCCTCTTCGGCACGAAGGCCGAGGATCTCCAGGACGCGCTGGGGGCGCTCGACCTGAACACCGCCGGCGCTGCCTTCGAGAACGTGGCAGGGTCGATCGACAAGGCCGGCAACGCCATCGGCCAGACGGACTCCGCGAAGATCGAGGGTTTCAAGCGCTCCGCCATGGCGGCCGCGCAGGCGCTCGCTGCAGACCTGGTGCCGAGCCTCTCGGAGGCGGGTGGCTGGATCAAGAAGAATGAGGCGTGGATCAAGCCTCTTGCCCTCACCCTGGGCGGGCTGGCGGTGGCCATTATCGCGGTCAACCTGGCCACCAAGGCATGGATGGCCACGGAGCGCGCCTTCGCTGCGGTGAAGGCGGCTGCCACGGCGGCGCAGTGGCTCTTCAACGCGGCGCTCTGGGCAAGCCCCATCACGTGGATTGTGATTGGCATTCTAGCATTGATTGCCGTCATTGTTTTGATTGCCACGAAAACGACTTGGTTTCAGCAGGCATGGAACTGGGCCTGGGGAGGGATCAAGGCTGGAGCCGCCATCGTCTGGGACTGGATCAAGGGCACACTCTGGCCCGGCATCCAGGCGGTCTGGGGCTGGCTGGTCAAGGCGACGATTGCCACAAAGGACGGAATCGTGGCTGCCTGGAATGGCGTGATGTCATTCCTTACTGAATGGAAGAACCGCGTGGCAGGCGTGTTCAACGCTGTCGGGGACTTTATCGCGGCGGGGTTCAACCGCGGCCGCGATGCGGCAAGGGGCGCAGTGAATTCGATCATCGGATTCGTCAACGGCGCAATCGGCGGACTGAACGCACTGATCGGCGCAGCCAACAAGGTCCCCGGCGTCAACATCCCCACCATCGGCAGCATCCCGAAGCTGGCCGGCGGCGGCGCCGTCATGCCCAACGGGTCCCGCGGTACCCCGGTCATCATGGGCGACGGTGGCGAGGTCGAGTACGGCGTTCCGAAGAGTGATATGCGGCAGATCATCGCGGAGGCTGTGCGCGCCAGCGGTGGCGCCAGCGGGGGAGGGGCTGCCATCACCATCGGGTTCGACAAGAATGAGTTCTTCCGCTGGCTGCGCGCGGAGATCAAGCGCAAGGGCGGCAACGTCCAGACGGTCCTGGGCGGGTAGGGCATGGCGCAGTTCCCCTATCAGTTGCTCAACATCCGGGTCAGGATCGCGCCCGGCGCGGACCTCACCGCCGCGCCCAGCACGTACACCTGGACCGACATCACGACCTATC